TTTCGCCGTTCAGCTCCTCGACAATCTCCAGGCAATCGGCTAGGTGATCGTTGTCGTCGATGGACAACTCGTTGTTCGCAGCCATTTCGGCTACTTCCGTCAGTTTCCGGGACATTCCTGAAGCCTTCCACTTCGCCGCATTGCCGAAGCCCAGAGCCTCAAACATCGCAACCGCATCTTCGTGACTCAACTGTGCCATGATTCGTTCTCCTGTAGGTTAGAACGGGGTTTGAATTTATGGCCCCACTGGGCCTGCTTTCCTTCTGACCCTTTATACAACACAGGATCGGAAGTTGGAATAGGAATTCAGAAAGAATTCTGTGTTTTCCTAGGTTGCCTAACTTACTTAGACTTCATAACAGGACAATAGATAGCCAAACACCCAGCTGCCGTAACGTACCTACTCTCATTGTAGGCTCCTTCCCTCCGAACTATGTAGTTCAAACGGGTTACTCCACGGTCCTTGTCCTCAGGAGATACGTTCAGACCTATAATAGCATTCGCGTGAGCCAGCTTCGTCTTCCGGCCAGAGAAGTGTTGCCGTCGCAAAACCCCCTGTCCTGCGCTGTAAGCGGCTGCGTTCGATTGGGTGGCCGTAAGTACGAGGCAATGGTACTCTTGCGACAATCGACGTAGCAGCTTCCAGGTGGTGTCTATCCTGTCCTTGACGTCCTCACAATTGGGGGGATCGGCTAGTATGTCTGCGTAGTCAACTACGAGCACGTCGGCCGTCCACCCCTCCCTAGCCCAATCAGTTAGATGGGTGGAGATCATGCTGATATCTAAACAGCTGTTTGGGTAGCAGCTTAAACGTAACAGGTCTTTCCCCTTAGTTAGCTTCTTCATCGCTCTGAAGGCTTTCTGGGGGGACAATCCTTCTTGATAGTGTTTCTCTTTGTAGTGAACGGTTCCATCTTCGTCAATGTGGGTAGGCCACTTGTAAACACCGGACTCCATAGGGTGTTTAGCGGTTCGACATCCCATCCTCTGCATAACAGCATCTTGTCCCATGTCCCCTGCATCGAAGTAAGCTACTCTGTACCTGTTACGGACAGCCCTGTAGGCCAAGTCCCAAAGCCATACCGACTTTCCTGTCTTGTCTGGGGCCATTATACCCACTAAGGATTCACGTACTAGCACAGGTCCAAGGAACCCGTTAAGGGTTCCTGGAAAAGTAATGAGTTGTTCGTTTCTGTTCTGATCGAAAGCTTTACGCCAGGCATCGTAATCTTCAGCTACTTTGACCAGAGCCCCCTGACCTAGCTCAATCTTTGGAACATTCATCAGATGGGAATGAGCCTTAAAAGGCTCCCCATTATCAACCATGTCCTGGGCTTCTTCCATGGCCTTCTGAAGAGCTACCTTGTTGAACAACCTTCCGGCCACATCTAGGATGTACTCAGACGGAGGTGGATCTTCCCTATCATATTCATCCGATAGAACAGACAAGAATCGTTCTACAGAATCCACCTTTTTTGCATCGGTACTTTTCGCAGCCCATTTATTGAAGGCGTCCTGAATCCTTTTTCCTACTGGATGATCGTACTTGTTAAAATACCCGATGCACCATCTTCCAACTAGATTGGCCCACTCTGAATCAAACAGACCTGGAGCTTTCCATTTAGATGATACCCGAGCACATACGAGGGGGTCGGTGACGAGAGCAGTGAGAACCATTCTGAGTTCTCCTCCCTCATACCGTTTCACCTTCATATCTGCTGGTCCTCCCTGATTGAACCTACTGGTAGTCCTATCTCGACTAAAACGCCATCGAGTTGCTTCTGATTCATCTTGTAACCCTGATGTCCGTAGTTGTAACGCGTTTCGGCTATCGAGGCTATACGATTGAGCGTCCAAAGGTCCGGGGAGCCCTTACACGACGGTACAGAGCCTTGGGTGCGATCTATAGCATCTTTGATCCTGCCGAACCTATCGAAAACATGGACAGCCTTATACAGTTTGGGGGTATGTTTATGACGGTAATTCTCGTGTATGGTGTACCAGGAGAACACTCTCTCGATAGTCGGTCTGGGAATTTTCCCTTCAGTGATCAGCCTATTAACTTGTTTGGCGAATGTCTCTATCGAACCCCTACCTAGTGGACTTGTACAGTCATGAGTCCTGATTATAGCTTTTAGTTTGAATCCCCATTCACGACAGAACCTTTCCATTTCTTCTGGAGGGATGCCACTTCCGTTGACGTATTGGAGCTTTCCGTTCTTGTTGGACTTACTGGAGCCGTTATGTTTATGATGTCCGTTTTCCTTGGATTTTAGACCATGAGTGGAAACCGCCAGGTTTCCCCTATCCTTATTTAAGTCTTTCTTTAAGTCTTTCTTTAAGTCTTTCTTTCTTCTTTCTTTATAGGGGGATTTTGCAACACCCCGATTTTCGTATTGTTTCCCGGGAAACAACGTAGTTTTCTTTGGTGTTGTGAGAGTCTGGTTTTCGGACTCTCGGAGTCTGGTTTTCGGACTCTCACAACACGTATCTTCCATGTCGCGAGAGTTCGGTTTTCGTACCCTATCTTCATCTTCAGGTGGTATTGAAAAGTACCTACCTCTTCCTTTGTCTCCATAGTTGTAAATACATATGTGGCCTCCTTTTTGTAAATCCTTGATGGCCTGTATTACACCACCCTTGTTATGCATAGTTCCTGGATCTAATCTATTATCTTGTTGATCTAGTTTCCCATTCATAAATTCATCAAGAGTGATTTTTTCTCCGTTCTCTGGTCCATATTTCTGATATCCCCAGGTGTGTCGTACTATGTAGAGAAATACATCCTTCTCAATACCAGACCATTTTGGAGATTCGATCCAATATCTATTAGGTGTTTTTGTATACTCTTTTTCGTGATCGTACCCCATGAAACTACACCTTTCAGTCAGAGAAATGATTAGTGTGTTTCCCCTGTAGCGTTTGTAGTGTTAATCTGGATTACTAGGAGAGTAGTATTCTTGTCTCCTTTGTTCATCCTTTTGATAAGCTTCTAGTTGAGGTCCATTAAGGTATTGATACCTTGGATCAACATAGTCTTCATCCATACGAAGACAGTAAAGGGATTTCCCATTTGGTAGGTCATACTGTAGTATAAACATATGTTCTACAGCTTCTTCCAGAGCTTCTTCCGCTCCCTCCTCAGTTAGTCCAATTCCCTCATCTACTCTGTAGACTTTGCTTTTCTTAACGGCCTTTCTTCCGTTAACAAATTCGTCTAAGGACAATCCCAGATTGTCTATTAGATTACCTTCATAAGATCCATTTCCTTCAAATGTGTGTCGGATAAGATACTCGCAGACTTTCATCACTCCTATGGAGTGAACATCCTTTACCATTTCGATCCATGATTTGGGGACTTCGTAGATACTAGCTAAGGGATGACTATATCCACCCATGTTAAAGGCTCCATTAGTGTGAGTAGATTAACACTACAGTAAGGGCAAAAAAATAAGCCTCACCAAGTGGCACCCTGGTGAGGCTTAATTAGATCATCAGCGGAAAGGAACCATCCCGCGATGTTGTCGCCGAGTTAAATACGTATCCTGATCGGTCAATGAATTTCATTGATGATTCCTTTTTAGATGATCTAATGTTACGGCTGTACCGGGATGCCTCGATACTTTCCTTCGCCGTAATCGGGATTCTAACCGAAAGGGGTAGTGTCGGTAAACCCCAATTTTAGAAGATTCCTAAAGCGTAGAACGCAAACCACAAAACACCTAATAGGAATAGGGTGTCTATTAGCTTTCTCATTGGGATACTCCTTTGTGATTAGTAGAATAAAGAAGACCCCTTTTGCCAACACATTCGCCGGCTCAGGCTCGTTCGTTGAGGTCTTCTACTGGAGTTGTAGAGGAGATTAAACCACTACAAGGATCGGTTATTCCTATAGACGATACCAACGCCAGGAATCCTAATCCACACCCTACCGTATTTCATTTGAGGACAGATTCGTCCACTTTGATTTTCTTGAACAGAATGGCCCAGTCATCACTCTCTTGTATTTCAAATTCTTCAAAGTAAGATTTCATAGCCCGGGCTAGCAACATCACCTTGGTGTCTAGTTTCTTAAGGGCTTCGACCATAGACAAAGGTGTAGATTTGTCCTTAGATTTCTTGTTGTACTTATGAGTACGAGGCCACCTCCCTCCAATTTCAGATTTCCAGACAGCTTCTAGATTGTTGATTGTAACTGGAAATCCTACGTCTTCTTGGATTTTTTCTATGGTATTCTTTTTGGTTGGTTTGTTCTGAAGGATTCTTTCCTGGTGAAAGTGGAGCCATTCACTAACTTTTTTGTACTGAGGAAAGGACAATTTGTTGACCTTCCTCCGTCCATTTTGCCGGGTTTCGTCAATCGTCATTTGTCGGTCGGTCACTTTACACCTCCAATAGTTGTGAGAATATATCTAGACTATCAGGGGTTACTCCCCCATCCAGGACGGCTGAGGTTGTCTCATGCTTCGCCTGGATAATCTCGCATAGCTTTTCCTCAATGGTCCCCTTAGCAACAAGGTAGTAAATCCATGAGGTGTTTTCTTGACCGATCCGATGTATTCTGTCTTCGGCTTGAGTGTGATCTGCTGGTTTCCACGATAGCTCTGAGAAGATAACCGTGTCGGCGACCGTTAGGTTTAACCCTACTCCAGCGGCTCGAATGTTTCCTATCAAGATGCGTGGTTTCTTCTTCGTCTGGAACTGTTCAGTTATACTCTTACGCTTAGATGTTGGTACACCACCGTGAATGACATCGACAGACTCACCAATTTGCCGGGATAATCCTCTGATCATCTTGTGGTGCTGGGCAAAGATGATGGCTTTCCCCTCCGATTCCTTTAGATAGTCTTTGACCCATTCGACGACAGACCAGAACTTCAGTCTAGCTGTTAGGCGTAGAAGGTAGCCCACCTTCACCATCGCCTCGGCTTTCTTGGCTTTCTTGACCCGACTAGGCTTGGTGTCTTTCAACCAATCTAAGAAAGCAGAATTTGCCCTGTTGTATTCTTCCCTGTTCTTGATGTCCAGACGTACCACCTGACGTATCTTGGGTGGTAGCTCTTTGAGTACCTCAGACTTCCTCTTGCGGATCATACAGGTGTCTAGGAGTAGCTCCCTGAGCTTCCCTAGGTTCGACGATCCACGATAGTCCAGCCCTCCACTCCATCTGTTGATCTTTAAGTCGCAGAAGGCCCGGCCAAAGGAAGGCTTAGACGGGAATGATTCCGGGCATAGGAGGTGTACCGTGTTGTACAATTCGATAGGACGGTTTGTAAGGGGCGTCCCACTAAGGGCTAGGATATTCTCAACCTCGTAGCAGAGGCGATAAGCGGACCGTGTACGCTTTGTAGCGTTGGCCAGCATGTGGACCTCATCGAGAATAACCGCTTGGGGACTGGCTGTTTCCAGCAAGTGGGACACCCAGTATGAGAGGATGTCATAGTTGATAATTATGATATCTGCCCCCCAGGTTGGCCCAGGTTTTCTACCTTCAAGAATTGTTACCCTCCAGTTAGGCATAATTTTGTTAGCTTCATCGGCCCACTGGAATTTGATGGAGGCTGGGCAGACAACGATGGTCGGTGTCAGTCGTTTCTTCTTGATATACCACAGGGCAATGGGGGTCTTTCCAAGGCCCATAGAAAGAGCTACCAAGCATCTTCCGTTAAATTTCTGTATGGATCTCAGGGTTTCCTGTTGGAATGGATAAGGTTTCATTTGGTGATGTTGTCTTCTGTGTGAACACTCTCAGGGTGGTATAATTCCATCCATTGTCTGATTAGTTCAATGTGTAGTCGATATTCCTTCTGCTGAGTTTCTGAGTATCTATGCTCTTCAGCACACCTTTCCACATTTTCCAGCCACCAACTAATGGGTTTGGTGATACAGCCAGAAGATACATTGTTGCCCCCAGAAAAACACATCCAATATCTGGTTCCTTGTATGTAAATAGGGGACACAGGGTGTTTTCCATTGCGGACACGAGCTTCCCCGGAGACACGAGCCTCCCCGTAGACCTGAGCCTTCCCGTAGACCTGAGCTTCCCCGGAGACACGAGCCTTCCCGTAGACCTGAGCCTCCCCGTAGACCTGAGCCTTTTCGTAGACATGAGCCTCCCCGGAGACACGAGCCTTATCACAGACCTGGGTTTGACAGCCTATCCAAGCTTGACCGGAGACATGAGCCTCCCCGTAGA